GGCTGCACCGGCAAGGGCTTGTTGCGCATCATGTTGTCGTACTTGGCCGCCTTGTTGAGGACGGTCAGCATGCGCTCGTCGTAGGTCGTGCCGATCTCGTCCTCGCTGAACCCGGCCTCCATCGCGGTCCTGCGCATGTAGCCGATGGCCTTGTCGAGGCTCTGCTGGTCGGTGAGCTTGTTCCTGGCGCGGAATTTATCGAACTCGGCCCGCGCATAAGCGGCGGTGCGTTGGGCGTTGGCGTTGAACGCCTCCTGTTGCGCCTGGGCGCGGCGCTGACGGATCGCGTTCAGCGTGCCGTAGACCTGCTTGTAGTTCGTTTCGAGCTGGTGGGCGGCGGCCGGGTCCTGCCTGTAGAGCTGCTCCCAGTCTGGCTCCTTGGGGATCAGCGCGGCGAACTCCTGCTCCTGGTTCTGGCAGAGCTGGATGTAGGCCTCGCGGGCGAGGTTGGCCTCCGCGCCGCGCTGGTCGATGGTCTTGGCGACCTCGACCATCTGCCGCATGCGGTTGTTGAACGTCTCTTCGCGCTGATAGCCGCGCAGGGCCTCGTTGAGGCTGACCTCTTTCTCTTCGCCGTCTACCTGGATTTTGTACCGGGGCGAGGTGTCCTCGCTGGCGTCCCCATCGGCGCCGTCCCCCTTGTCTGGTTTTTCAGCGTCTGGATCGGCATCGTCGGCTTCGCCGATCCGCTCTGGCGGCTGATCTTCGGCTGGCTCGTCATTGTCGTTGGCGGGGGCTGGAGCGCGTTTCGCGGGCTTCTGAGCGGGCTCCCCTTCTTCAGACCGGCCATCTGCAACTCTCCTCTCCTGTTCAAGCAAGCGGGGGTCCGCCCCGCCGTCGGAGGTGTCTCCGCGCTCGTCGCCTTCGATGTCGCGCGGCTGGAAGATCGCCTCCGGCTTGCCGGTGGAGACGAACCGCCCGGCCTGATCGCGCTGCCGCGTGGCCTGGGGGATCTCTTGCGCGAAGGCCTCGCGCGCCTCGTCCAATCCCTCTGGGGGCATTAGGCGGCCCTCCTCGGAATTGGCTGGAACGGAACGAGCTTCGCTCGCGCCTCAAGATAAGCGGCGTGAGCCTGCGCTCTGCTGTCGAACAAGCCGAGGTAAACGTACCTTCGATTGACGCATATTCTCGCTTGCCACTTACGTCCGACGGCAGATGTGCCTGCGAACTCGCTCAGAGCTTTGTTGTGACAGCTTTCGCTGTCGTTTGCCGTTCGAAGGTTGTTCTGGCGATTATCGCTTCCGACCCCGTTGCGATGGTCAACAATCGCCTCCGGCCATTCTCCGGTTACGAGCGCCCAAATGACCCGATGGGCAAGCAACTGGTGGCGAACGCCTTTCCATCGCAGATCGACCGCGATGTAGCCCTGGTTGGTGAGATGGCCCGCGATCCGGCCGACCCGCTTCTTCCGCCGCCAAATCAGATGACCTCCGAGGGGGTCATAGTCGAAGGCCTCACGCAGGACATCCATTGAGAGGTCAGCCTCAGCCATGGCTGGCTCGCTGGGCGTCGTGGCGGTAGTTTTCGAGCAGGTTGGCGAGGGCCGTCGGGATGACGTCGAGGGCGCGCAGGCGGGCCGCCAGCTCGTCCTGCCGCGCGCTGGCGTGCGGCAGCTCGACCAGCTCGTTGAACCACTGCTGCCGGAGCTGGAGGTAGACGTGGCCGAAGGCCTTGTCGGAGAGCAACGCCTTGGCGGCGGCCGAGAGTTCCCGCCGCTCGCTTAAGCTTTCGATCTTCGCTCTGTCGCTGCCCAGCGCCGACATCTGATCATCGGCAACCAAGTTGTCCCAGTGACAACTTCGCAGGTTGCTAAGATGAATACTTCGCTTTTAGCCTTCCGGCAAGTCGCCGCCCGACGGCGTTGGCTTGGGCGCGGTGGCCTTGGCCATGTCGACGACGACCTGGGCCATGTCGACCTGATGGTCGAGGGCGAGCCCGGCCTCCTGCACCCGGATTTTCTCGGCCTCGTAGGCCTGCTGCTGGGCGAGCTTGTCGCGCCGGAAGGCCTCGTCCTGGGCCTGCTTCTGGGCGTTGAACTGCTGGTCGCCCATCGCCTTGGCGGTCTGGCTCTTGACCCGCTCGTAGTTCGCGCGCGCGGCGATGGTCATCGCGTCGGGCTCCTTCGGCGCGCTCTGCATCTGCTGGATCACCTGCGGATCGGGGGTCTTGAAGTAGCGCCCGACGTTCTTGATGTTGGCGATCTCCAGCATGTCGGTGATGGTGTTCAGCATCTCCGGGATGCCGACCACAGGATTGCTGGGTCCGAATTGTTGAAACACCATCATCTGGTCCTGCTTGATCTGCTGCAGGGTCATCATCCTGACCGTGTCCGAGCCCTTGCCGAGCGTCGGGTTGACCTCGACCGACATGTCGGCGTCGAACATCGAGGTGTGGTAGGTCTGCCAGCTGCCGTTGATGCGCAGGGTGCGCGACTGGTTCTCGTTCTCGACGATCTCGTTGAACAGGCCGTGGAACAAATCCCTGAAGCCAGTCTCGGCCAGGACCCTGGCCACCAGTTCGGTGCGCTCCTGCTGTCCGTTGATCACCGCCTCGACGCCGATCATGGTCGAGGATTGCAGGGCCTTCGGGTCGAGGCCGCGCGCCGCGTCGGAGAGGCCGGTGCGGCGCTGCTGCACGGCGTCGAGGTACTCGAGGACCGGCAGGGCCTGCTGGCCGACGAACGGGGTGGTGGCGAATTGCACGGCGGCCGAGGGGTCGCCCCTGGTCCTGATCACCGCGCCCAGGTCGTCGTTGAGCGCGTCGTCGAGGTTGGTCACCAGCTCGTTGACCACCGTCTTGGGGTTGATGCTCTCGGCCAAGCTATCCAACACGCCGCGCGTCATGTTGGTCTTGATCCGCTGAATATCGACGGTCAGGTCGGCGATGCTGTCGCCGACCAGGGTGTGGGAGATCGGGTCGCAGCTAAAGAGGGCGAACTTGATCCGGTTGGCGGGCTCGTCGCGGACGATGGCGTGGGCCTCGCCCATGGTGCAGATGTAGCGCAGCTCGGCCACGCCATCGCCGTCGCTGTCGGCGCGGATGTACCACTCGCCGTACATCACGCCGTCGCCGACGCGGGTGGCCATGCCGCGCCCCGGATTGCGGATCATCGCCTCCATGGTGAAGTTGTGCACGTCCTGCGTCTGCAGGTAGTTGGCGCAGAGGTCGCGCGGGTAGCCCATCTTGGTCAGTTCGTCGATGGAGACGATGCGCTCATGGCCGACGATGCGCGACTGGGCGAAGGTCCTGGCGTAGCGGTCGAGGCGCATCTCCTCCGGCGGCACGCCCTCGACGCGGGTGACCGGCTTGTTCTGCCTGCCTTCGATGGTGACGTCGACGCCGCCGTTGTCGTTCTGGACGAGCGAGCCGGGCAGGACGCTGGCGGTCGGGTCCTCGGCGAGCAGCATCTGGAGCTGCTCCATGGTGATGTTGACGAACTGCTTGCGCTTCGTCTCATGGGTGTTGTCGGTCCACCACTTGATGAAGCCGGTTTTCAGGGTGAGGCAGTCCTTGAACGCGCCGTAGAGGTTCAAAAAGCCCGCGTTGTCGTTCCAGAAAACATAGTTCACGTAATTGGTCGCCTGTTCGGCCATCTCCTCGTCGGCGGGCGAGCGGGGGACGAGGCTGACGACGTTTTCGGAGGCGGCGAAGATGCGGACCAGCGAGGGCAGCATCATCAGGATGGCGTCGCGCACGTCGGTGGAGACGAACGAGCTTTTCGATGGGCCCTCGGCCGGGCCGAGGATCTCCTCGTAGGTGGCGTTGGGGTCCTCGACGATCAGCGTGTCGCTGTAGGGGCCGGTGACGCCCATTGTCGGCAGCATGCCGTAGTAATATTTCTGTGCTTCGTCGCGCTTGGGCGCCAGCACGCTGTTCTCGTAATCGCGGCTGTCGGTGATCAGGGCGTGGATGAAATATTTGTAGGTGTCCGGGTCGCCGGGATCGTAGGTTTGCGGCGTGCCGCTGCCGTCTTTGAAGGTGAACAGTCTCTCGATGGCCATGGGCCAACGCGCTCCTCGGAGGACCGACCGGCGGAAAGCCGGTCCCTCTGAGCGTCCCGAACCGGGGCGACCTTATCCTGAGTTCATAGGGCCTGTCATGCCCCCGATGATCGCGTGGCTCAGGAGCGAGCGGTCGAAGGGGGAGTACTGGCTTCGGCCGAAGTGGTGGCTCGCCGAGCCCGGTCCCTGACGAGCCACGCGGCGAGGAAGTCAACCAGACATTCGATTTGGCTCCGATTGACGACGACGTTCGCCTCTTCATCGCCCTTGTCGAGTATGGAAAGCTCCACTCGCGGCTCATCGAACTGGGGCTCGACGAGCAATTCCCTCACTTCCCCGCGCCCGCTCTCGGTCAGCATCAGTCTGGCGTGAAGATAGTCGACATCCGGCAGTCTGCTCACACCAGTCCCCGGATCTTGCGCCGCATGGCGCCGCGCCTGAGCATGCTGGCGGAGAGGCCGGTGACGAGGTGGAAGCCGACGGCGGCGGTCTGGAAGGCGTCGGCGCCGTGCGAGTGCGGTCCTGGGCCGTGGACCGGCTGGCCCATCGCGCTCTTGTGGTAGCCGCGCAGCATGGCGAGGCCGACCTTGCAATTGTCGTTGTCGAAATAGGCCGAGCCGAGCATGGCGCGCGAGGCGTTGATGCCGTCCTCTTTCGAGCGGATGCGCGGCACGGTGACGATTGGCTCGTCGGTCGGGATCAGGCCGGCGAGGGTGGCGCGGCGGCTCTTGGCGGTCGAGATCTCGCGCGCCTCGATGTCGTGCGGCAGGAGGTGGCACTGGTAGACGAAGCCGCCCTGGGCTTTCTTCGTTCTCAGGTGGCCCGCCCAATAGTCGAGGCCCTTGCCGACGCCCATGACGTAATCGACGAAGTGGACCTCGCGGCCGACGTTCTGCCAGCTCCAGATCGAGCAATAGTCGTGCACGCCGAGGTCCCATGCGGTGATGACCGGGCAGCTCAGATCGACGGGGACCCTGGTGACCCGGCCCTGCAGCGAGAGCGCGTTGAGGGCTTCGGCGAAGTAGGCGCCCTCGACCGGCGCGTCGAACGAGCATTCCATCTCGCGCGCGTATTCGTCGGGGCTCATGTCCTGGGTGAGTTCGGCCGCCTCGGCGTAGCTCAAGGCCTCCTCGCCGGTTTCCGACAGGGGGATCAGGAACACGTCCCAGCGAGGATCGTCCATGGCGCGCAGGCGCAGCGCGTTGAAGTGGTCGTCGCCGTTCGACGTTCCGCTGACGATGGCGAAGCCGCGATAGTCGGCGAGGCATGGCCTGACGACGGTCGAGAACACGGTCTTTTGCAGGAGCGGATATTCATCGAGGACGATGCCGTCGAAGTACATGCCGCGCATGCGCTCGTAGGCGCTCATGCCGCCGTAGAGCTTGATGATCGCGCCGTTGTGGGGAAGCACGATGGCGAGTTCGCCTTCGAGAAAGCGGACGCCGTCGATGGGGGCGGTGTACTGTTTCAAATAGCTCCAGACGAGATCCTTGGCCTGCTCGAACGAGGGGCCGACGTAGCCGTAGCGGGGCGGCGGCCACTGCCTGCCGTTGAGGTAGGCGGCGCGGACCAGATGGTTGGCGAGCGCCACCGTCTTGCCCGCCCGGCGGTGGGCGCAAACGAACATCCACCGTTTTTCCGAGGCGTGCAGCTTGAGGAAGTGGCGGCGCGGCCGGTAGGGGATGGTGAGCGGCGAATTGTCGTTGGCGTGGGTCTGGTTGTCGTTGGCGAAGGTCATCTCTCCTCCTCGACCGTGCCTTCGATCATCGGCGGTTCTGGGCGCCCTGAGCCGGTCGTGGGGGCTTCCGGGGGGAGCCATGTGAGGGTGAGCGCGCCGCCCTGGCGGGGCATTTTGAGTTCGAGATCGCCAGCGTGATGGAAGCCGCGCCGCTGGGCTGGCCGGGTCTTGAGGAACTCCTTGGCGGCGGCGATCTGGTTGGAGAAGTGGTCGTCGTCGTCGAGGCCCTTGAACAGGACGGAGAGGGACTGGTCGACGCCGCGCGCGATCACCTCGTCGAGGGCGCGGCGCAGGAGTGGGGTGTTCATGATGAAGATGCGCAGGTCCTCGCTGTCGGCGTTGAGGTCGTCGGCGATGGCGCGCACATCGCCCTTGCGCATGATGATCATCGGGCGAAGCGCGTCGGGATCGAAGTCGGTCACGCCGCCCTCTCCTTGAGCGGGGTGGTCTTGGTGCCGCGCATGCGGACTTCGACGAGGCCGTGCATGGCGCGGCTCTTGTGGTGGCGGTTGTTGTAGGCCTTGGTCGCCAGCTGCTGGCCGATCCAGTCGACGTCGATCTCGACGTCGACGTCGATGAGGACCCTCCGCCGGGTCTTGTCGTCCCAGACGACGACGTTCCTCAGGGTGCGCGTTTCCTTCATCGCTTGCGGCCTTTGTTCAACCTCATGCTCAGGCGGGGCTCTTCGGTGTCGCTGGTTGGCGGGGGCATGGTCGAGCCGCGCGCGACTTCCGGGCGGAACTCATTATAGACCCTGCCCTGGAGGTTGGGCGCGCGGTCCTGGGGGTTCTTGCCGGGCGCCTGGGCGGTCGATCCGCGCGCGTAGCGGCTGGCGTTGCCCTTCGGCGCCGAGGCCATCTTGCCGCCCTTGGCGGGCGGGCTCTTGCTGGTGAATTTGGCCATGGGCTCAGTCTCCTCGGTTCGCCGCCCACACCTGGGAGCGGCTGGGGACGCAATTGCACCAACCGTCGAACATGCTGGCCTGCTGCGCGCCGAGCATGCCCTGGTATTGGGCGAGCTGGGCGAGGGGCAGGTTTGCCTGCTGGTTGGCCAGGGCCTGCTGCATCTGCGCCTGCTGGCGCTGGGCCTGCCAGTCGTCGCGCTCGCGCTCAAGCCCGGCGATCCTCGCCTGCAGGGCCTCGCGCTCCTGGCGGCTCTGGATGGCGATACGTTGGGCCTCGTCCTTCCAGTGCGCGGCGACGAGCTTCTGGAGGTGGAGATCGCGTTCGAGCCTCAAGAGTTCGCTGCGGTCGATTTCGCGCTCGGTCTTGGGGCGGGCGGCGGGCA